CCACAATATCATTCATTTCTGGAAATGAATTATCTATACGAGGATTATCAAATTTTGGAGATGGTTATTTCACTGGTGGAAAACTAAAGGTTGGAAACAATCTTATGATGATAGTTAGACACGTAGGAAATTCTGTGTATATGATAGACGCTTTAGATGGAGCAGACTTGGAAGACGAGGTAAACGTGTGGCCTGGATGTGATAGATCAATGACCACATGTACTTCAAAATTTAATAATACACTTAATTTTGGTGGACTTCCATATATACCTACTAAGAATCCTTTTTCTGGCGATGCCCTAATATAGGAGATACGACAATGCCTTGGTTAATATGTTTATGGATAGCTGTAATGGTGCTGTCCTATTTGTTACGTCCTCCTCCTCAAACCCCTTCAACTCCTGAACCTGGAAGAGTAGAAACCACAACAGTAGATCAAGCATCACCTGTTCCTGTTCTATTTGGAACAAGAGTGCTGAAACAGGTTAACTGTGTATGGTATGGAGATGTAGGAACTACTCCAATTGTAAAATGTTCTAGCGGTGGAGGTAAGAAATAATGGAACTAGAACATAAAGTTTATTTTTGGCATTTGAAATCTCTTGGATACTGCAATAGACAAATGAGAGTCTGGTGCAAAAGTAAGAATCTATCATGGAGAGATTTAATAGATAATGGAATAGACGCTGAATATTTATTGTCCATAGATGATTCTGAATTTTCACATAAGGCAATAGCATTTGCAGAAGAATCAGGATGGGCTAAAGATCCAATCTCAGCAGACTGTGAAGACAAGAATGGAGGGTGTATATAATGGGCGGTGGAAAAGGTGGGGGAGACTCATGCGCGACTACTGGATACAGATATTACACTGGACTTCATTTAGTGTTCTGTCAGAAGATAGATCAGCTTATAAAAATAGGGGTAGGAGATAATGAAGCATGGCCTATTCCTGTTAATGGTGATATGGACATAGACAAGACTAATTTAACAGCTATGATGCTTGCAGGACAATTAAGAGTAGCTGCAACTGGATTAGTTTATACTGTTGCTGTAAACCCCTTCGTAACTGAAGCTCAATTAAGATTATTATTATTAATGGGTACTATCAGGACAGCGAACAGCTCGGAATGGGCATGGCCTAATCCAGTATCTTCTAGTTGCAGCATTAATATGTACGCACCTAAACTTTTTGGAGGGGATGAAAAAGAAGGAGGTGTACAAGGAAAAGTTGATGTCTGTTTTGGAGAAGCTACACAAGCAGCTAATGCATATCTCCAAACACATCTTGGATCAGTAATCCCTGCTTTTAGAGGGTTGTTTGCTTTGATTGTAAATCATTGTATGGTAGCATCAAATAATCCATACATAAAACAATGGTGGGTATGCGCCAGTAGGACTCAAACAGGTTGGAGAGATGATATATCCAAAATAATGGCTAGTGATGGACTTTATGATATGAATGCAATCCATATCATAAGAGAAGCATTAACAAATACTACATGGGGAGGATTAGGTTATCCGTCTGTTGATATTGATGATGATTCATTTCAAGATGCTGCATACACACTTGGACCAGAACAAGAGGCATTCGGATTATCTCTTGTATGGGCTAAGAACACTACGGTAGAAGATTTCATAGGAATAATCTTAAAACACATAAATGCTGTTCTTTATGTCGCATCTTCTACTGGTCTTTTGACTATAAAGCTGATACGAAATGATTACACTCCTGCTCTTCTACCTGTACTAGACAAGTCTAACATATTAAAACTTTCTGAGTTCTATGTGACATCTGTTTCAGAAGCAATAAATCAAGTTACCATCAATTATGTAGATAGAGATAATACAGCTTGTGGAATAACTGTTCAAGATTTATCTGGAATAAGTAGAGCTAATGGAACAATAAATGCAAAGACTATAGATTATGTTGGAATAGTTGATCCACTATTAGCCAGTAAAGTAGCATCAAGAGAACTTACGCAATCATGTCTTCCATTAACTTCAGGAACTTTTGAAGTAAATAGAACATGCAGTGAACTTGATCCAGGTTCTTGTTTTACGTTTAATTGGGAACCTCTTGGAATATCAAACATGATAATGAGAGTTATTTCAGTAGATGAGAGTTCTGCAACTGGAAGTATGATTACACTTAAAGCTGTAAGAGATGTGTTTGGTTTTGGATCAAGTACTATTATTTCATCTCCAACAAGTATGTGGATTAATCCAGTAAGTTCTCCTCAGAATGCTCTGAACATCAGAATAACAGAATTAACATACTGGCAATTCGTAAAAGAATTCATGGGAGATTCTGCTGCTGTTCTTGCAGAGATAGATGACACAAGCACATTTGTAATAAGCTATGCAAAGAAACCATCTGCTGATTCAATCAATTATGAGATGTGGGATAGAAATCAAGGAGCAGCAGATTGGATAAAACAGGACACTGATTCATTTCCTTATATTTTAACTGTTTCTAATGCAACTGTTCCTGAAGTTGAATCTGTTCTAAGCATATCTGAGTCAATGATTGATACAACTTTTGTATCTGTTGGATTGTATGCGTATTTAGAAGATGAGATAGTTTCAATTCTTTCTGTTGACAATTATAACAAAACAATAACAGTTGCTAGAGGAGTAATTGATACTGTTCCTGTTAATCACTCTGCTGGATCTAAACTTTGGTTTATTCACGGTGTTTATGGATTAGATAGAACTGAGAGAGCTTCTGGAGAAGTAATGGAAGTACGTTTACTTCCTGCAACAAGTATGGGAAGATTAAGCATATCATCTGCCACTAATAATCTATACACATGCACAGGAAGAATGATGCGACCTCTTCCTCCAGGTAATGTTAAGATAAATAATTTAAGATGGCCTTCCACTATCGGACTTACTTCAGATTTAGTTGTAACATGGGCGCATAGAGACAGGCTAACGCAGACTGTAACACATGTGAAGCAGGATGAGGGAAACTTTGGACCTGAAGCAGGAACTACGTATAATCTAAGAGTATATTACACAGATGGAACTCCAATTCACTCGGTAACAGGATTGACAGGAACAACGTACACTTTTGTGGACTCAATTATTTCTTATAATACTGATAGTAAAGTTCTTGCGATAACTCCAGATGGTTTATGGAAGTTAGATGAGACATCTGGAACCACTGTTGCTGACAGTGCTCCTGGAAATCATCCAGGAACTTATAGAGGAACATATACTCTTGGAGCAATTCCATTAACAGATCCAGCAGGGAGTAGTGTTGATTTATTAGGTACTGGATGTTTTACAATCAATGCTGCAAATTTTTATTATTATGAAGGGTGGACATGGGGGATAACTTTTAATTACCATTCATTTTCATCTAGTCCAGCATTGATGCATATAGGTGATTGTGCTTATAATCCTAATCAAGGAGTGAGGATTTGGATTGATACTAATGGAAAGTTTACACTGACGTATTATAACGGCACATGGTACACGATAAATTCTACGTATACATTCCTAATCAATACTGTCTACAGCATTGCAATGCGTTTTAATTCCACAACTTCAATGGGATTATTTGTAAATGGAGTATTAGTGGAGACTATGACATTCTCTGCATTCAATGCGTACACTAATTACTATATGTATCCTCCAACTATAGGTGGAACAAGGATTGCTAATGTATATACTAACAATGTTGGAAATGGAAGAATAGATTCTGTATGGTGTAAAAATTCATTGATATCTGATGTGAATGGTTGTGACATTACTAATCCTAGTGCATCATCATTTTTTCATAGTAGTTTAAGAATGGAATTAGAATCAGAAAGAGCAGGATTAAAAAGTTTAAACAAATGGAACTTATCAGTAACTAGAGCTTAAACGCCAAGAAGGAGAGATGATGAAAGTATCAAGAGATTTTACAGCAATGCATCCATTACTAATTCAATGTGTGCAGACGATTCAACGAAAAGTTATAGATCCGTACAATGCACCTTTCAGATTATTTGAAACAGGAAGGACTTCTGATAGACATCATGAACTTGTGTCAAAAGGGAAAACTACAGATTTGATATCCATGCATTTATTTGATTTGGAGGCAACACCTCCATTATACTGCACAGCAGTTGATTATGTTTATTTTGATGGAAAGTGGTCATGGAATTTACGTAATAGTACAATCTCTTCTTGGTATCAGTTATTTGGTAATATGGTTTTAGATGTATGTCCTGAATTAAGATGGAAAGGATTAAACAGAACTAATATAAATTATAACCATTTTAGTTTGAAAGAGGAATTTATCATAGAGAATATTGACAAGTATCCATGCGCTGTTTGATTCTATAATTGAG